CGCCTGAACCCTATCACGGGAACTGCACGGGTCCGCTGGTTCAATGCCCCTCTCACCGAATACCGCCACACTGGTGTGTCGCGTCGTGCCATCCTTAAAATGCTTTGGTTCTCAGGGGACACCTCCAAGGGACAGTGGGTAAACTGTCACTGTCTGGCACAGTGACCCCCTCCGACCCCTTACAATACACACAACACACACAAACGACCAATGCGTAAGATCGAAACCCTGATGAACGCCGCCATCACCGACAACGCCACGTGGGCGATGGCAAACACTCAGGTTACTCTGAACCCTGAGGGTGAGTCTGAGGTCTTCCTCCATGGCAACCTGATCGCCCGTATCGGTGAGAATTTCGTTCAACTCTTTGACGGTGGTTATCAGACCCCTACCACTAAGTCCCGCCTAAACGCCATCTGCACCGCTCACGCCGTGGAAGGTGAGGGCGTCTTTCAGAAAGCAGGCGAATGGTTTGTCCGTCAGTATGACACCGCCGCTAAGACCTGGCAGACGGTGCCTTTCGTTGATGGCATCATGCTGGTGTGACACCTGAGGCACTGGTCCGGGGGTATTGACCTGCCCCCCGAAATGCTTTATCTTACATACATCGGGAGGCAACGGACCTTCCACACTCCTAAAGACTCATGACTGCTCTGACCGCCGACCAACTCACCGCCATTGAGTTCTATCAGGAAAACCTCTCCTATGTTGAGGGGTTTGGTCTGGCAAACCTGGACCGTGAGGACCGCCTTATGTTCCGTAAGGGTAAGCGCCTCATTGAAGACGCCATCGCCCTTCAGGGTAAGACTGAGCGTATCCCCTTCACTGAAGAGGAAATCTTCCCCGTGCTTGAGGAGTATCTTTCCTCTTACTCCGACGATGGTCAAGTTAAGGTCTTTGACCGTCACCGTGCCGCCGTTGGTATGGCGTCTCACCGTAACGACCCCATCGCCTCCGCTATGGGTCTTCATGGTCAGATAGTCTTTATGGACAACGCCAACGACACCATCGTTAAGTCGTTTGACCGTATGGGTAAGGTTCTCAAGGGTATGTTGAAAGACTACAATACCGCCAACGGGGTTGACCGCTTCAACGTCTGAGGTCTCAGGGGGGACACCCCCCTCCGCCTTATGTGTTCGTGCTTCGGCAGTGCCCCCGTTGTGGGGGCGTCGCCGTCGGGGCGCGTTATATAAAACCCATGGGTCCCTCTAAGCTATAAAGTGTTACGATCGACAGATCTATATAAAACAAAAAAGCAAACTCAAATACCTGCAATGCAAAAAAATCCCGGAGAAAATTTAACGACTGTAGAGGTTGACCCTGTAACTGGGGAGTATTATGTGACGTTACCTGAGTGGGTAATGAGTGAGTTTGGGTGGTATGAGGGCACGGAGGTCAATATGGAGGTTGACGGAGAGTCTATTATGATTACGGAAGTGAAGGGTTGATGCACAATCCGAAGGGTTGACTGCCTTCATAAATTATTGTATGATAGTTGAGTAACAACACATTCTTATGGCTAAAGGATTTACTGTAAAAGCAAAGGCACCTGCACCGAACTCGAAGGATTCAGAGACGGAGTGGGATTATGACAAAGCACGGGAGATGATCCGTGGGAAGTCCATTGTATTCTGTCTCCCAGGGCGTGGAGTTTCCTACACGTATCTGAAAAATTTCGTACAATTGTGTTTTGACATCGTACAGGCAGGGGGAAGTATTCAGATTAGTCAAGACTATTCTTCCATGGTAAACTTTGCAAGATGCAAGTGTCTTGGAGCGAATGTCTTGCGTGGACCTGATCAGATTCCCTGGAACGGTAAGTTGAAGTATGATTATCAATTGTGGATTGATAGTGATATTGTGTTTAATACGGAGAAGTTCTATCAGTTAATTCTGATGGATAAGGATATTGCAAGTGGTTGGTATTGTACGGAAGACGGGCAAACGACCTCAGTAGCACACTGGATGGAGGAGGATGACTTCCGAAACAATGGTGGTGTTATGAATCATGAGACACTGGAAACGATGTCACGACGTAAGAAGCCATTTACTGTTGACTATGCAGGATTTGGTTGGTTAATGATTAAGCATGGAGTCTTCGAGCACGAAGAGATTAAGTATCCATGGTTTGCACCAAAGATGCAAGTCTTTGAATCTGGAGAGGTTCAGGATATGTGTGGAGAAGATGTAAGTTTCTGTCTGGATGCAATCGCAGCAGGTTTTGAGATTTGGTGTGATCCACGTATCAGAGTCGGTCACGAGAAGACAAGAGTTATCTGATATAATGACAGAGGTATATACGATTCTCCACAAGAACAAAGTTTTACATAAGAACTTGACGGAGACTGAGTATTTTGATATGATGGAGGACCTGTCGATAGAGTTTTATCAGACAGGTTTTCCAAGACCACAAGATCTTGAGACTAAAATTACTAAGAGGTATTGATTATGGCTATACGTAAGGGTGGCGGTTATGTGGAGGGTGCTCCGAAGAAAACTCGTCAAGGAGCAGGTATGAATACGAAGTACGCGGCGACTTCTCGCAATAAAGCGCGAAAGAAGTATCGCGGTCAAGGTAAAGGATGATAGTCAAGGAGGGGGTATATGCCCCCTTTTTTCATGAAAATAAATAATGATAAGGGATAGCAACCCCTCTAAAAGTTCTGTTTTTTATAAAACAGGAGCTAAAAAATGGGTAATTCACCTGTAGATAGGGATGAGGACTATATGAAGGAGATGTGGGGCACGAATCGTCTCATCTCAGACTATGGTTCTATGCAAAAAATCAACGTACATGAAGAGAAGAAGCAGTTTCTTCAAGAGATTATGGACTATGAGAAGACTCATGACTTGAAGAAGCAATCACAACTTCATGAGAAGATTAGAAATGACGATGATTATGATGATTGGGAGTATGGTACAGAGCCAAATTACGGAAACCCTTGGAAGTAAATATAAATAATGTCAAGAAAACTTCTTGACACATGGCAGTCACACGGATATCAAGAGCATTTAAGGACATTAGTTTGTCTTTTGATCCACATCCAGTGACGAAAGACCTGCCTGTACTGAAAAATGCGAATGCAATCAGTAGATCTGTACGTAATTTAGTAGAAACTATCCCAACTGAGCGTTATTTTAACTCTCTTTTGGGATCTGATGTACGTTCTAGTCTGTTTGATTTCGTTGATTTTGGTACTGCAGCAGAAATTGAAGAGCAAATTACAACAACAGTAGAAAATTTTGAACCAAGAGTTGAAAATTTACAGGTAGAGGTCAATCCACAACCTGATAATAACACTTTTGAGGTCACAATTTACTTTGATATCATCGGTCAAGAGATTCCAACACAAGAATTTACATTTTTACTAGAGGCAACCAGATAAACAATGCCTTTTACTAAGTTTACCAACCTCGATTTTGACCAAATAAAGGCGTCCATCAAGGATTATCTCCGTGCAAACTCAAATTTCACGGATTTTGACTTTGAGGGGTCTAACTTTTCTGTCTTAATCGACACTCTAGCGTATAATACGTACATAACAGCGTTCAACTCGAACATGGTTGTCAATGAATCCTTCCTGGATTCGGCAACTTTGAGAGAAAACGTCGTTTCTTTGGCAAGAAATATTGGTTATGTACCTCGTTCTAGAAGCGCCTCTAAGGCAACTGTAAGTTTTAGTGTAGAAACAGACGCAACAACGCCAACACTGACCTTAGAAGCGGGTTTAGTGTGTGTAGGAACAACGAATCAGTCGAATTATATCTTCTCATCGCCAGAAAATATCACAACTACTGTCAGTGACGGCACTGCAACATTTTCTGACATCAATATCTACCAAGGAACGTTCTTAAGAAATACTTTTACTGTTGATGGTTCACTCGATCAGCGCTTTATTCTCAATAATTCGTTCATTGACACCTCTACAATCGTTGTAAATGTAAGAGGAGTTGGTGAAAGTGGTCTTGGTAAGGAATATTCGTTAGTTGATAACATTCTCAACATCAATGCCAACTCTGAGATCTATCTTTTACAAGAAGTTCAGGATGAAAAGTACGAACTCTTGTTTGGTGACGGATATTTTGGCAAAAAATTAGAAAATGGTGCTGTAATTACCGTTTCATACATCGTTACTGACGGCACTGAAGGAAATGGAGCAGCAAGTTTCGCATTTTCTGGTCGATTCTTAGATAATCTCAATAATACAGTAGTACCAACCAACACAATTAACGTTACTACTGTTAATAGTGCCTCAAATGGTGGTGATATTGAGAGTGTTGACTCAATTAAGTACTTTGCACCAAGAATTTACTCTTCACAGTACCGTGCAGTCACTGCTCGTGACTATGAAGCGATCATTCAACTCGTTTATCCTAACACTGAGTCGGTATCTGTTGTCGGCGGAGAGGAATTAGATCCTCCACAATTTGGAAATGTTGTCATTAGCATCAAACCAAAGAATGGTGACTACATTTCTGACTTTGATAAGCAGACCATTCTGACAAAACTGAAGAATTATGCACTGTCTGGTATCAACCAACAGATCGTTGACCTGAAAGTTCTTTATGTTGAGATTGATACTGGAGTCTACTACAACTCTTCACAGGTATCGAACGTAAATAATCTGAAGACTAGAATTAGTGATACTCTGACTACATTCTCTTCGTCTAATATCAATAAGTTTGGTGGTAGATTTAAGTATAGTAAGGTATGTCAAACTATTGATAATGTTGATAACGCTATCACATCAAACATTACCAGAGTTATCATTAGAAGAAACCTGAAGGCACTTGTTAACCAGTCGGCTCAGTATGAACTGTGCTTTGGTAACCAGTTCTACTACAAACCAGAAGGATTCAATATCAAGAGTACTGGTTTTACCCTTGGTGGTAGAACAGGAACCTTCTACTTCACCGATGTTCCCAACGGAGACGGCACTGGAGTCCTCTCTATCGTTAGAGAGTCTACCTCAGAGGGCAAATACATTGTTGAGGTAAAATCTGCTGGTACAGTCGATTATACGAAGGGTGAGATATTAATCAATACAATCAATATCACATCGACAACCGCACCTAATAATATTGTTGAGATACAAGCGTATCCACAGTCGAATGATGTAATCGGTTTGAAGGACCTTTACCTAAGTTTCTCCGTTGCCGATAGCACGATAAATATGGTTAAGGATACTATTACGTCTGGTGAACAGATATCCGGCGTCGGATATAAGACTACTTCTAGCTACTTAAACGGAGAACTAAAGAGGGTATAAGATGATAAAAACTGGATTTGAGACGAGGGTAAAAGTTCA